TACTGGTAATGGTGAGGATAATAATTGCACTGGTATAACTAACATTAAAATAAATGGTAATCCTATAAATAATTTTAGGGGTGTAACGGTTTATAAACGGGCTGGATTAAATAATCAAAGTGTAATACCTAATTTTGAAAATACGCGGCTCGATCAGCAAATTGGGGTTGAACTGAAATACGACAACGAATGGCATACTTTTACGACGTTAAGTAACGTTGGTTCGGGACTCGAATTAACTTTTACAATGCCCGCTTTATATGATCAAGAATACAAAGGTACAAGGCGGTGGGAAAACGAAGTACATATCGAAATTGAATATAGACAAACCGGAACGGACACATGGAATAGATATTACGGGGGACAACGTTATTTAGCTCGAAAGTATAGTCATTATCGCATTGAACCAGGGCAGAACGATTTTCCCTTATCTGTGGGAGAATCAATATATTTAGTTGTAAATGGAGAACTGATATTAACTAGAGTCCTCGAGACTGGCGTTGACCATATTGGTCGGCTTTGGTATGAGGTTGACACTTACGTTTCTAGCGATATTCGCGAGATCGAAAAAAGAGTGAGCTATTGCTCAATCGCCGGAAAATATACATCCGCCGTTTACCGACGATACCAAATTAATGCTGGAACCGTCGGCCAATACGATGTTAGATGTCGGTGTGTCTACAAATATGCCTATGGCGACGAGGACGTTCATACTATTTATTGGTCTAAGCTATCTCATGTTGTTTACGATGATTTTATACATCCGAATGAAATTCTTATTTCAATTCAGGCTTTAGCAAGTGAGCAAATTTCAGGGAACGATTTACTGGTTACATTTGATTTACAGCGCTCTAACGTACTTGTTTATGTACCAAATGATCCAGTAACTGCCCCATATGGTGAAGGAACTTACCAACTAAAACCAGCTAATAATCCAGGTTGGCAGTCGTATTGGTTAAATCATAGGGTCTATAAATTTGAAGATCCAAATGCTCTTGGAACGTTTGAATATATAGTGCGTGGGGTCACTGCTAATAAAATGAGATATAATGATTTTAAAAAATGGGCTGATTTCTGTACTACAAATGGAATTACCTGTAATATATACCTAGATACTAAAGATATGACAGTTGAAGAGGCTTTACAATATATTGAAGAAATTGGTCGTGGAAGAGTTCGCCCACATGGCACTAGAATTGGGTGTTATTTTGATGGTCCGGCAGAAGTTGATGGAAATGGTGATATAGTTCCAACAAGAGTTTACAATGTTGAAACTATTGGTCGGGGTTCTTTTAGTGAAAAATGGGTAGATAAAACTGAAAGAGCTACAGCATTAGAAATACAATATCGTGATGCTAATTTGGATTATGCTTGGACTTCTGTAGTTGTACCCGCCGATGGGCTTAATAGCAATCAAATGAATGCTAAAGTTACAAAAATAGAACTTCCGGGATGTACTTCAAGAACTCTAGCTTGGCAACATGGGAAATACAGATTGTTTCTGAATCGAACTATTAATAATTCAGTTTCCATAGTGGAAAATATAACTGCAATTGACACCCAATTAGGTGATATTATTGCTATCCAACATAGTGTACCTGATTGGGGTAAAGGTGGTAGGGTTGTATCCGTTAATGGAACTACAGTTATTCTAAACAAATCTGTTACCATGGAAACCGGTAAAATATATAAAATTAAATTTATACTTGAAGACGATACGCAAATTAGCCGGGAAGTTGTTTGTGTAGAGGGAGAACATACAGAAATAACATTAACGGAAGGATTTGATAATGATGTACTTCCAGCAGATTATGAAAGCCCTGGTCTATTTTCAGTTGCGGGAGACCAAACAGAAAAGTTTATTGCTGGGGAATTGGTTGTTTTATACCACGATGGTGAAGATGTACTTCAGTATATTACCAGTACTATTTATGTGGTAGATTCAAATACTACACTAATTGAAGTCCCAGAATGTCCGGAAGATATTGATTCTGTACGGTTTGCTTGGACTATGCCACATGAATATGATTTCTTTAATTTTGGTGAAGTTGTGGATAATGTTCCAATTCATTCTAAACCTTATAGAATCACTGGGTTTACTCGACATTCTGATCAAATTTATAGCCTTTTAGGTGTAAACTATGTTGAATTTACTGGGGCTACCGATCCACCTGAAATTAATTACAGTAGTTTGGAGCCGATTTTTGAGGTTGAAAGTTTGGCGGCGAAAGAGGAAACATTTTTACAGCTTGATGGAACACTAGTAAGTCAAATCAATGCCTCCTGGATTTTGCCTGTCGGAAAAGCGGCAGATCGGTTTTTGGTCTATTATTCCGAGGATGGCGGATTGACGTGGTTTTTAGGCGTTGACACAATCGACACC